GCCGCATGCCGTCTTCGTTGTTTCGGATTTCTTGAGTTCCCCGATGAGCACCATGGTCTGCCGTTTGGTCAGCGGACCTTCCTTCGGTCGCGGTACTTCTTGATCGAAGCAGATGCGAAGGTCCGAAGGTAGCTCAGGGTAAAGAGGAGATAACTGCTTACTGCCAAAGCTGACGCAGCTTGTCAGTGTCAGCGCCACTAAGGCACTCACGATCAGCATCTTGAAGCGCGTCAACATATGCGTTCAGTCCTGTTAGTTCAGAGTTCAGATGTACAAGCTTGTCGGCTTGTGCCTTAGCCAGGAGGGCATCAGCGGCGTAGGCGGATTTCTCCAGCTTCCGTAGCTGCGTTACCTCGGCAAGTTGGCTGGTGACTTCAGCGAGTTCTGCTTTATGGGCACTATCGAGCCGCCCCTTGCCGTAGATGATCCCGACAACAGCGAGGACGGCGAGGAGCGATGCCAGCCACTTATAGACAGGTGTCATTGGGGATACGGTTCCGGTGATTGGGTGTTGGATAGGATGCGGCGATAGTCCATGTGCCCGATCGTGGTGTAGGCCGTGTACATCGCGGGGATGAGAACGGTGACCCCTACTGCTGCGGTCTCAAGCTTGAGCGCCAGCGCAGCGAATAGGGCAATCCACGATAGGACCATGGCGACACCCAACCAGAGCTTCGAAGTCTTCCTGGTCGAGTGCTTATGGGTCACTTCGGATACTGCTTGAACGGCAGTTGGTAGTGAGGTCCGTCCTTGAAGGTCTTCCAGTCACCGCCCCATTCGAGGGGGACATTCTCAAGCCTTGCAGCTTCCTTCACGATCGGCGCGAATTTGTTGTAGACCGCCCAGTCCCAGGAGGCCTTGCCGCCCACGATGGGGACGAGGTCAACAGCCTTCGATAGGCCGTCTTTGCCGGGGATGTGGCGAGAGTTCATGGTGGACGAGACACCCTTGGCGACGTTCAGCTTCTGCTGGGCAACCGAGCGGGTGCCTTCCATGACCGTGAAGTCGATGGAAGACATTGATGCCGCTCTCTTGACCACGCGAACGAGGTCAGGATGCACAGCCTTCAGCTTCTCGACGCTTGAGGCGCTGAGAGTGACAGGCATGTATTTCCTTGGGTTAGATGGACGAGCGGGCCAGCTTGGCGGCTACGTCTGCAGTGTACTTGGCGTCCTTCGTGCCGTAGCGCGGGTCGGACATTGCGGCGGTGACTTCAGCCCATGAGGTGAAGACGGAAGCTTCTGCTCGGGCAGGCTTGCCACCGAGGAGCTTGGGTTCGATGCCCTGGGAAGCCTCGTAGGCTGCACGGAGCTTTGCGACACCAGCGGTAGCCTTGGAGACATCATTGTCAGCCAGGGTGGAGTTGTAGACTTCTATCTCAGCCGGGGTCAGACCGGTTGCAGCCCAGACCAGCATGGATTGGAGTGCATCAGCACCGCCAGCAGCTTCGTGGATCTTGGCTGTGGCCTGCTCGGCAAGAGCCTGCTGACCAGCGATGTAGCCGTCGACCATTGCGCGGTCGTAGCCCATCTCTTCAGCCAGGGCGTAGTCGTCGTCGGAGAGAGTGCCGTCCTGCGCTGCGAAGCGATCGGTCAGGTACTCAACGACTTCGGTCCCCGTCAGGGGCTCTTCGTCTTCAGCGGCTGCTTCTTCCTCAACGTCGTCCTCGGTGACCTCAAGGTCCTCGGGGAGTTCGTCTTCGGCAACTTCAGCGACCTCTTCGGCCACCTCGGTTTCAACTTCAGCTTCACCAGCGCCGAGCTTGCGCTCCAGCTCCTGGTAGGCCTTCAGGAGGTCTTCCGTGGACTTGAACTTCTCAGGGAGCTTCGGTGCTTCCTTCGATGCGTCACGGGCAGCCAGGGCTTCTTCGGTTGTCGTCGGGGCGCTTTCGGCCTCAACTGTGAGAGCGGCGAGCGCCTCTTCCTCGGAGGGAGTGGACGCTGCGCCTACGGTTACGCTTTCCATCACGACGGGATATAGATCCCACCGGTCAGGAGACGGACGGCACCTTCCGGCACATCCGTATCAACGGGCTTCGGCTTGGTGACCTTGGGTGTCTTCGGTGCCACTACGGGCTTTACTTCTTCGGTCATTCTGTTCCTTGTGCTTGAGCTGTTTCGGCATCTGCCGCCTGCTGTTGTGCATCACGCATGCCACCACCCATTTGGGCTACGGCATTCGGTGTTGCGGCTACTGCGAGTTGTCTCTGATGCTCGGCATCCTGCTGGGCTGCGATCTCTTCGTCGGTGAGCACAAGGCCACCAGTGTCGATCGCGAGGGCTGCGCCACGACGCTTGAAGTATTCCGTGGGCGAGATCCGTTCCTTGACGATCTCAGGGCCGAAGAGCTGTGCAGCTCCTGCGACGAAGGTATCGAGGTTGGTCAGATCATTACCACGACCGAGGGCATCCAGACCAGTCACGATGGACGTGCTGGAGATTTCCTTTGGTAGCGGCGGTACCTTGCGAACGGCTTCCATGCGCTGGCCATAGAGCTTGGCGACAGGCATCTGGAGTTCTTCGGAGAGCAGCGAGTAAATGCCACCGAGGCCCTGGTCGAGTTCGCCGGCCATGAAGCGGATCTCTTCTGCGGTCACTCGTTCCCCGTTGCGCTGGATGGCGCTGTTGAGGAGGAAGCCGTAGGAGATGCGTTCGGTCAGCGCCTGGATCAGGCGTTCGGCAACACTGAAGTCGGCAGCCTTCTCCATCTGGAGACAGGTGACGTGGTCCTTCGATCCCTGGACGAAGCCACCATTCTCGGCCTTGGCCAGCTTTGCAGCGGACGTCGTCGAGTTGGCAGCGATGAGCCAGATGACCTTTGCGGCCTGCATGGTGCCATCTCGGATTGCTCCGGTCAGTGCATTGAGGGACGTCAGGTCGCCAACGTATTCGTCGACGAACGCACGGCCATAGTCTTCACCTTCGATGTAGGTCAGGCGGATCGGCAGCCAGGGGAGCTTGTCAGCAGGGTATTCACCTGAGTAAGCGCCGGCCACGACTTGGTCCAGGACCTCCTGCGTGATGACGTACTTGGAACCGTCTTCGCTCAGGCTGATCTTGGTGTAGACCTCGATCTTGGCTTCACGGGCGTCGGCAGCGTTAGCCACCGGCAGGGCTGCTCGGATTTCGGGAGGCAAGGCAGTCTTGGCGATCTCCTCCCTGACGACGATGTCAAGGATGTTGCCCGAGGCGTCACGCTGGACGACATAGGACGACAGACGGAAACCGCGAGGCTTACCCTTCTTGGGAATGAAGAGGAGATAGTTGCCGGAGACCAGAAGCTGACGGCATGCCTCAAAGCTGATCGGTCGGAACATGGAAGCGTTCATCTCCGAGATGACGGCTCGTTCACGGGCGCTAAGGGCACGTTCGACTTCGCCGCGCTTCCCATCGGACTTCATGAGTGCCTGAAGGGCGAGGTCGTCGATCTGGTACTTGAAGAACGGGGAGTTCACGGGGAACAGGGCGAGTTGCAGCTTGGAAGCCAGATGTCGGATACCACGGGCACCGAGGGACTGGTTCGTGTCGTCCAGGTCGGACGCGGGGCTGATGCCGTTCTTCGGAAAGAGGTAGGGCACCGTGAGCTTGGCGTTGCGCTCGGCTCGGGTGATATAAGGGTTGCGGTCCTGCGTGAGAGAATCGTACAGGGCCTTGGCTGTGATGGTCGTTTCGACTTCAGCCATTAGATCGGTACGTTAACGCCAATCTGGGGCCGGGAGACCGGCTTGGACGTAAGGGAATTGACGAGAGACTTCTTGCCCTTGCGCTTTGCAGCAGCGTTGGCAAGGTCGGCATCGGTGCCGCTGGTGCCCACCTCATTGAGGACGGGTGCCTGCGGCGCGTCAACCGGAGGCGGCGCTGCCTGGACAGGGTCAGCCTTCTGGATCTTAGGCTTCTTAGGTGGACACATGGCTTTCTTCCTGGGCCGCTAAGGCAGCCTCAAGGAACGCGATGACTTCGCGCTTTCCATGTAGGGCACCAGTGGCCCTTTCGTTCAGGGATAGGAGATTGTCGGGAATTTCGTTAGGGAAGGCTTTCTGAAGCCATTCGACTACATCACGGGGTACATAGGGAGCATCGTCCATCAATCACCTTCGAGTGCTAGGGGTCACCATAATGCTTCCACCCTCAAGAAGATCCTGAGAGTGGATAGAGTATTTCGTCGATAGACGCTCGGAGCTTGCCGATGCCTTCGTCGTTGTGGATGATGTGGTGGCAGTAGTCGTCGTGGACGCCCTCCTCCGATACGTGATCCGAGGTGCCACGGCGCTGGACCTTGGGCTTCAGCTTGATCAGGTCGCCTTCCTTGTTGTGGAGGGCAACGGCCTCGTTCGGGAACCGGCAGTCATCCGTGACAACTGGGCCGGCCACCTTCTCCACCTTGGAGTGCCACGCGTTGATCCAGAGATTGTCCCCGATCAACTTGCGTCCCCATTCGGTGCCGAGGGTCTGCATGGCATGCCGTGGTGTCTGACCGCAGAGGTACGGGCAACTCACCTCCTTCAGGTCGCCTTCGATCTTCCGGTCGATCTCGTCGTCGTTCAGACCACAGGCACGATAGAAGGCCGAGAGCATCGCCTTCAGCGGACCAGCGAACTTCACCGGAGTGAAGCCGTGGCCATAGGTCAGGTACTTGGCAGCCTCGGATTTACCGGAGCCGGCTGGGCCAGTCAGAGCGAGGATTTGGGTCGCCAGAGGATCGCCTCCTTCTTCTTGAAATCGTAGTCGGTGTAATGGAGGATGCGGGCGCAACGGGCCTGCGTCAGGGCGTACTCTTCATCGAGCTTCTTGTTCTCGTAGGCACCGACGATCGCCGGCCACCACTCTTCTTCGTTCTCGATGTCGAGCTTGTCGAGTAGCTTACCTGCGGTCACCGCGCCGAGCCCAGGGCAACCAGGGTAGCCATCGGTCGTATCGCCGGTCAGCGTCTGGAGGAGCCAGTTGTACCTGGCAGTCGCCTCGTCGATCTCCAGCCATTGGCCTCCGTGATAGAGGTTGCCTGGGATCGTCTTCAGGTCCTTGTCGGCTGAGACGATGACCTTCTCACCAGAGATCAGTGAAGGGTGCGTCGAGAGGATACCCAGCGTGTCATCAGCCTCAATGCCCTCTTTGAGTTTAGCTCCATGATCGTCGACAAGCCACCTCTTAACCTCACCAACACCAAGAGGTTTCCGGCCCCGTCCACCTTTATAGGTTGGAAATATTCGGTGCCTGAAGGTAGTTCCTCGTGAAATGCAAAGGACCGCATCGGTGGCCTCCAGCTCCTTCTTGAATTGCTCGACAGTGTTGAGGAGCGTGTTCTTCACTTCCTTGAGGTCGATCGAGTAATACCACTCGTCGTCCTCGCCTTCAAATTCCTTCATCCCGGCTGCACAGCCAGAGACGATCAAGATGTCTGCGTCGATAAGGATAGTGCGTTTCACCAAGCGCGAACCGCCGCATCCTTGAGTTCAGACAGCAGATCCATGACACCGAGGACGGCACCACAGACCGTAACGAAAATACCAATGGGGACGATGGCGACCAGCCAGACTGCGCGGCGGACGTACTTGTTCTTGATGTTCTTGATCATGCGTAGATGCTCCTGATGCCGTAGGTGTTGGTGAGGTTGTCTTCCATGGCCAGCTCGTCAGCCTTCGATAACGGTGGAGGCGTGGAGGGTACGAAGGGTACGTATGGCGTCGTCGGGGTGGATCTTGAACCACTCGGTCTTGCCGATGCGATACGAAGCCAGCAAGCGATGTATAGCTCGCTCAGCCAGACGACGATCGAATGTCTCTTCGATGTGTGCATAGGTATATCTCCGGTGGGGGTCAGATGTGTTGTAGACAGACAGGCGCTCTTTCGGGCGACAGGTCTTTCCGATCTTGCAGGTGTTTGGGTATAGGGGGTGGACGAGCACATAGAGGTACTCGCCCTTGAGCGACGGCATTAGTGGGTTTCGCCCCAGTTCTTGCCGATGTCGTAGTTGCCCTTGAGCGGGCACCTAAAGTTCAGCGCTTCGCCGGCCAGACGAATTGCCTCGGTGGCCAGGAAGCCAACGCGATCGGCGATGTCTGGGTTGACGCTCATCTGCCACTCGTCGTGGATGTTGCCGACGAACTCGTAGTGGACGCCAGGGACGAACCCTTCGGCCTGAAGCAGGTTGTCGAGGATGACGAGACCCTTCTTCATGATGATGGCACCCGCCGACTGCAGGAGAGTGTTGAGGGCCGAGTGTGCCGAGCGGATCGGAACATAGCGACCATCGAGACCCTTGAGCCTACCGTCGCCAGCTCTAGCCTTACATGCGTCGACCAGCTTCTTGAGTGCCGGGAAGGCCTTCATCAGCTTGGTACGTGCCGCCCTGCCCGCTGCCGCAACCTTCTGGTCGGAGCCACGGACACCCAGGACTGCCCCGAGGTTCAAGTCGCCGGAACCGTAGAGCATGGCGTAGATCCACGTCTTAGCGGTGTCACGGTCACAGCCGAGCGCCTTAGCGTTCAGCGTATGCATGTCCGTGCCGTCTTCCTTCTTCCCCTCAAGGATGGTCTTGATGTAAGCGCCGTTGTCCCAGCGGGCCATATAGCCAGCGAGGCAGCGCAGTTCGAGCGCATCAGCGTCACAACCGACGAGCACCTGCCACTGGTTCGGGATGAACAGGGCGCGGCATTCGTGGCCATACTTCACCTTGCCTGACGGTACCTGGGCCATGTTCGGCTTCGAGTGCGTCATACGTGAAGTCACGGTGCCCATGGTGTTCACACGGCCATGGATGCGACCGTTCTTGACCGCCTTGAGCCAAGCTTCCTTACCCTCGGCCAGCATGCCGGTGAGCTTGTCGATCTGGAGGTACTCGGTCAGCAGGGCCGCTGCCGGATACTTCAGACCACTCAGGACTTCATCGTCGACCTTCGGCTGACCATCGGGAGTGAATAGCGTCGGCTGCCACCCGTAGATCGTCTTCAGTCGGTTCGCGATGTCTGGACGAGATGAAGGATTGAACGGCTTCATCTTGATCTTGGTGTAGGGCGCGTCCTCGGAGTAGTGCTCCTGAACGGGCCCGACATACGGCGTCAGTTCCTTGCCTGTCTTGTCGCTGAACCGGCGCTTGGTGATGGTGACGTCGAGATCGGTACGCTTGACCGACCGGTCGGCCTTCGGTGTCATGACGCCGTCGAAACGGAACCATGGTGCGAAGATGCCAGCCAGCTTGTCTTCGATCTCGCTCTGGGCACCACGGAGCCTGCCGTAAAGCTCAGCAGCAGCCTTCTCGTCGAATGCCCAACCGTGGGCTTCCTGCCGGCTGATGATCCGCTGCACGTCATGCTCGATACGGATGCTCTCGTCGGAGAAGTTCTTCTTCTGCAACTTCTGCAACAGTGCATGCGTTACCTCAACGTCCTGCCCGCAATAGTCCTGCATCGCTACAGACCATTTGCCCCAGACGTAGGCGGTCAGCTCAGGACCCTTGAGACCGAGGGCTCTACCCATGGCCTCGCGTTCCTTGCCGTAGTCGCCCTTCCAGAGACCGAGGCGATAGCCCCAGCTTTCCAGACTGTGGCGACCGTACATCTGCCCTGGTATCCACTTGCTGCCAGTCTTCTCGCTCTTCTCGGCTTGCCGGAAGTCGGCGTCTCGCATGTCTGGGTACATCATGCGTGACATGATCACGGTATCGAGAACGATGCCCTTCGGCTTGAACCAAGGGTAGATCTTCGCGATGGCCGGGATGTCGAAGCCTTGAATGTTGTGGCCGGCGATGCAGTAAGCGTCCATCAGGACCTTGACGCCAGTGGCCACAGGCAGAGCGCCTGGGTAGTCGTGGTCGGTGAAGTGAACCACCGAGCCCGTTGCAGTATCCTTGATGACCAGGGAGTGGACCACGGTCATCTCGGGTATCAGGCCGTCGCTTTCGATGTCGAATACGAGGGTCTCCACTTAGAGGAGCGCCCCTGCCAGCATCTCGTCGAGCTTCTTATTCTCGGCCTTCAGGCTGGCAATCTCACCGTATAGATCGTCGATCTGCTTGCGGTAGGTGACGATGATAGTGGCCTGCTCGTCGACCCTTTCGGTCAGGCACTCTTTGGTGCCGTTCAGTTGATCGAGGATTTTCTGAAGAGTGTCAACGTAATCAGCGAGGTAGTGCGATGCTTTCATGTGTCATCTCCAATATTGCGTGTGCCAGATCGGCAGCCCCAGTCTTCGTCAGGGTGATCGTGGCCGTGCGGAACTTGAGGGTGATGGTCTCCCCCGAGCGTTTGACGTGGACGCTCGAAGGAATGTTTTCGTTGGTGTGGTCGTCGGTCAGAAGGGAAGGTCCTCGCTCTCGTCTTCGAAGCTGGACACTGCGCCCCGGTTCGTCTTCTCGCTCTTGTCAGCGAATGGATCTGAGTGGATCTCGGAGAGCCGTCCGGTCTTGCGATTGTAGGACAGCCAGCCGGCCAGTCCGGTCTCGCCGGTCCAGCGACACTTCAGGACACGCAGGGTGGTGATTTCCTTGACCAGGAGGAGTTGTCCCCCAACGGTGACTTCCTCATCGGACTGCTGGTTGCGCTCGATGCCGATGACGGTATGCGAGAGCTGGGCAATCGAATGGGAACCACGGAGCTGCGCCAGGGAGACTTCAGCCCCCTGCTCATGACCCTTGTCACCGCTCGGTCTCTTGAGGTGCGTCACCAGGAAGATCGTGATGTCACATTCGAGAGCCAGGGTGGCCAGCGCGGTCATGATGAAGTCGATGTTTCGACGTTCGTCTCCATCTTCTTGCCCCGACACCACGATGCTGAGATGGTCGAGGAAGATACGCTTACAGCCACACCCTTTGGCCAGATACCTGATCTTAGCCAAGAGGTTATCAGAGCTGGTTGATCCAAAGTGATCGTATAGAAATACACGACCTGAACCGACCGTCGCTTCATAGGCCGCTCTCCGTTCCTCTGCAGTAGCGAGATCTTTGTCAAGGTGGATAGGTTTGGACAAACGGATACCGACGAGGCCCCGTGCTGTCCGCTTGATCGGCTCTTCCAACATGAGGATGCCGAGGTTGTCTGCGGTGGTCAGGAGCAGATGGTCGACGACCTCACGGATGATGGCCGACTTGCCCATGCCCGAACCTGCCGTCAGGGTGATCAGCTCACCGCTGCGACCGCCGAGTGTCATCTCGTTGATCTTGGCCCACGGAAGATCGAAGTGATCCTCGGTATCGTCCTCCTCCATGATGTCCCAGAGGTCGCTGCCATCCACGATGCCGTCCGGTCGGAGGACCTTGGCACCCCATAGGCAGTCGATCAGCTTCTGGACCTCACCGGCCATGAGCATTTCGTTGGCGTCCTTACGTGGCAGGATCGCCGTCTTGCACTTCCCAGGTTCGAACAGCTTGACGCAGTCGTCGACCGCCGCCCTCCCCGGTTCGTCCATGTCGAAGCAGAGGATGACCTCGTCGAACTTCTGCAGCCACTCGAGGTTTTTCTTCAGCGCCGCGTGGGCACCCTGGGCCCCGTTCGGGACCGAGACGACAGGCCACTTGTGGTTCTGCGCCTTGCTGATCGAGATCGCGTCGACCTCACCCTCGGTGATGATCAGCTTCTTGCCGCCGTCGCGCCAGAGGTGCATGCCGTAGAGGCCGGCATTCTTGGTGTCGCCCAGGAACTTGAAGTCCTTGTTGGCGAAGCGAACCTTCTGAGCGACGATCTGCTGGTTGACGTTGCGGTAGTTGAAGATGCGGACAGCCTCGCCGGCCATCTCCGACCGAGTGAAGCCCCATTTGGTGGCGCTCTCCAGGTCGATCTTGCGGCTGCTCC